TGTGATTAATAAACAATAAAAATGTAATGTTTTTTATTGTTAATCTTATCTATTTTGTGGTTTGAAACAAATCTACTTTAACCTAATTTTGTATTTGTCCTTCTGGTATGACTGCCTCATTAGAAATATGTCGAACTTCTTCATCTAACTGTTCTTTTGTTGGTTCTGTGCTTATGTGTCGCCATAGGCTCATATACTTCTTATTTTGCGTTTCAGATGTTGTCCATCCAGGAAAAGTATGTTCCCATTTATTTCCAAACTGCATTTGGACTTGCTTACCACATGAATTCAAGGTATAAGCTAATTCATCTTTACCACCCTGTCTCCATTGACTTCCATTTTTTAATACAACTTGACAAGTTGTTGGGTCAACACAATGAAAAGGTCTATCTTCTATTTGAAGTGAACCAAGATTGTTTAATAGAACCTTTGAACGCCAAGTAGTATCATGTAAATCGTCAAACACAAACTCTATCTGTTTGACAAAATCATCCACAGATAATGCATCCTTACATCTTTCATTCAAAAATACATTCAGATTAACAATATAGTTATTATTAGTATTAGTCACATTATGTGTACTCGCGGTAGGAACCATTTCTTTCAAATCACGCATTTGCTTCAATAAATCCTCTAAAAGCTTATTTGTTACTTTTGTTTTACTTGTTTCAATCTTATTACCTCTTGATTTTTGAGCCATTAAATTACCATCATCAAGAGAATGTTTATAAGACTCACATATTGTTTTATGTCTACTAAGTCCCGAATTATGGCTATATGTCTTCCCACATATACAAGATAGCTTCTTTCTTGAGTTAGCAGGAGCTATACGCTCAACATGTCGTGTTGAACCAAGATGTCTCCTATAATCAGACTTTCTCTTGGTTGTATAATCACACAAATCACATTTCCATTCTGTTTGAAATATTGTTTCATCCATCTTTATTAGTTACCTATATATCTTAAGCGCAAAATCTTTATCACAATTACCATACGCAATAAATATTACCATTTTTGTTTCATTTTTGCCTCATTTTTTATTTATTATCATTTATAATGCTAAAACATATTTTTTGTAGATGATTTTTGACAGCATAAAATATTGACGCAAAATGGGTTACCATTGTTTGCGTCATGAGAGCATACAACCCATAAAATGAAATTTTGAAAGGCAAAAATTTCAAAAATCAAAGCATTATGCTAATGTGCGGTAAAAGTTACCATTTTTTGGTCAAAAAATACATTTTATGCTCTCATGAGCCTTTAGTCATAAAGAAAAAATATAACCATAATGCTTTGGTTTTCGTTGCGCGGTAAAAGTTACCATTTTTCTACATGCTCTCAACGTTTTTTAGTATGCCGTATGTTTTGTCAGCTTTTATGCTAACAACAACAAAAATAAACGCTTAAAAATATTTTTAAAATTCCTTAACGCAAAAAAAGTTACCATTTTTTTGCCGTTTTTTGCGTTTTATGCTCTTAAACTGGTTAAACCATTTTTGGCCAACCTTACCATTATGCTAACAAAAACTTAACGCAAAAGTTGTTATCATTTTTACAAAAATCATGGCCTTTTTAGACCCACAAAAAGTGGAAAAATTTTTTTTTTTTGAGCTCCTTACCATAACGCTCTCATTTTTGAAGTTAATCATTTGTCAATTTGTTAGCCTAAATGGTAACAATCTCAGAATGAAAAATATTATTTTTTCGATTTTTCGTGAGACCATGACGCTCTCAAATATTGTTAAGTTATCTTATTTTTTTAAAGCATAAATGGTAACATTCTCAGAATGAAAAATATTATGTAAATATCGCCATTTTCCAAAACCCCTTCAGAAATTGGGTAAAATAGATCCAAAATCAGGATTTTGAAAGGGTTTTGAAAAACGTGAAAATTATTTTTTTTTGAGTTGTAGTGTCTTTTTTAAAGTTAAAAGATAATAAAGATTCATAATCAAAACATATTAGTCTGTATAGATTATGAAGAAAACGATTGGTATTATTGGAAATGGATTTGTAGGAAAAGCTACAAAACTACTTTTTAGCAATGTAGATTCATTTATCTATGATATTAACCCCAAACTGTGCGAACCTGTTGGTTTGACGTTATCAAAAATGCTTGATAAATGTTTAGTCATTTTCATTTGTGTTCCAACACCCATGGATAGAAATGGTAAATGTTGTCTTGATTTTGTTGAAGGAGTCTACAAAGAATTACTGGATGCAGGTATGAAACAAAAAGAGAATATTGTAGTTTTACGTTCTACAGTGCCGGCAGGAACAAGTGATAAATATGGATTTTGTTTTATGCCTGAGTATTTAACAGAGCTGAATTGGCGTGATGATGTTTTAGCAACAAAACAAGTTTTTCTTGGACTATCAAAAGACATTTTAAATAATGCTGATAAAACAAAGAATATAGCTGAGTTATTTAAAGACCTACTGAATTTTGAATCTTCTAAGAAACTGTGTAGACAAGTTGTTACATCTGACACATTGACATTTGAGCTACAAAAGATATTCTGTAATTCATTTTTAGCAACTAAAGTTGGATTTTGTAATGAGTTTAAGGAATTTTGCGATCGGTTGTGTTTGGATGAGCCTAATGGAAAAGTTTATAACAGATTAATTAGTAACTTGAGGCATGATGATAGACTTGGTACATCACATTTCGCAGTCCCAGGACCAGATGGACAGAACGGTTTTGGTGGGACTTGTTTTCCAAAAGATATTCATTCTTTAGAATCTCAAATGAAGATAGTCAATAATCCATCACCAATTATTTCGGCAGTAATTACTCGGAATGAAACCTTAGACCGTCCAAATAAAGATTGGCTTCAAAATAAAGGACGAGCAATTATTTGAGCCACATCTATTTTCTTGCGTTAGTTTATAGTATGGCAAGAACTAGAAAGACTCATTCTCGCAGACATAGCAGACGCCTTCGTGGTGGTTCTCTTTCTGCACTCTCTCCTGCGTCCGTTGACTCTATATTACCTGGTCCTAAGCTTCACAACGTTGATATAGGTCCTATGAACCAAGAGTCTGTTGATTGGAGCCAAGTTAAGGAAGAGCAAGGTGGATATAATGTTGGACAAATGGGCGGACGCAGAAGACGTCGCACCTCAAGAAAGCACCGGAAGAGTGCTAAGAAGAGTGATAAGAAGAGCAGGAAGATGCACCGTGGTGGCAAGAAAGTAAGAAAGTCTCGTAAACATAAGAAGAGCAGGAAGATGCACCGTGGTGGAAAGAAAGTAAGAAAGTCTCGTAAACATAAGAAGAGCCACCGTAGAATGCGTGGAGGTTCTTCATGTGGTTGTTGAATGTAAATAAGAATGTTCTTTTCATAGTTTATAAATGAGAAGAACGGTCAAAAAACGTATTATGGCTAAAGAAAGAAAAACGCAGTTACTTAGACGTAACAATAGGAAAATGTTAAGACGCAAAACATATAGGAAAGGTGGTTTTGGTAGTGCTAGACAAGCTTTTACAAGGCGTTTTATACAAAATGCTAGTCAAACTGGAAAGAAACTCGGTTCTGAAATTGGTAAAGATATAGCAGGAAGGCTTACAAAAGCAGCTTTGCAGGATGAAAATAGCGGTGATATGACAGAAAAAACTAAGCGAATTGTGAAAAAAGCATTCAATGTTCCCACACCAGTCCAAATGTCGCTAAAAGCGTCACCATCCTTATTACCTTCAAAAACGCTTACTTCATTAAGGAAACTCCGTTAGTTATCATTTGATTATTATGTTTTTATACGCATGTGCTGATATAAGTACGAGTTAATGAGTAAAAAATCATAATAATCCTTCTACGATTATAGAAATCAATGGATAATGACTATAAACTTATAAGTGGAACACATGATGTTGTTTTATTAAGGCACAAGAAAATACAAACAAAATTCAGAATCATGTTCACAATTAAAACTGGTCATAACAACATAGATATAAGCAAATTCTTAGATTTCTCAGTTTATCAACAGCTATATGAATTAAATAAGGATTTAATAGATGATATTATAGTCAAACCAGTAATTAATGAAGAAAATACTTGTTATGTAGTAATCCTTCTTAAAAAAGTTGGAGAAACAATGGGAATCAGTGACAAGTATTTATCAACCAAGGTCAAACTAATTACACCGGTCAATGGAAATTGTGTTGGTTTAGTAGGCGCGAATGTTAGTTTAGAAGAGGTCGATGTTGATATAAACCCAAAATTTGCTCGTCTAGAATGTTTAGAGTCAAGCTTGTTTTCGTTTTATAGCAATGAAGGTATCACAACACAGTTTGACTTCAATATCGAGGACCCATACTTTACAATTCGACAACTTCAAGTCCCAAAGGCTATTACGGATGTTAGTGCTCTGCTTTTGAAAAAGGCTTTCATCCGAATGAAAGAGTATAAAGCTACCCAAATTCAATAATTATACTTATTATATCAAACGTAACAATCATGGATAAAATAAGAACACTGAAGAATATTGGAAATGTACTGTTTGATGTTACAAGATTCTATATTTCTAGTTTAGTTTATGGTCAAACTGACGAACAAATCAAAACTCTTATACGCCGTTTAGGAGGAAGAAGCCCAATGTATGTAAAGATCCTACAGGCTTTAGCTGGTGCTTCTGAGTTATTCTCTGATAAAATCCAAGAGTTTATTTGCGAGTATAGCGATAATGTTCCTTTTTCTGATGAAGATGTCAATCCGGAAGGACTTCAATATAAATTAGATTACGTAGCTAAGAAACAGCCAGAATTAGCCATTACGAACCTTTCTAAGACTCCAATTCATTCTGGGACAGTTTCTCTTGTTTATACAGCTACTCTTGGCTCACAACCTATAGTAGTAAAAGTTATAAGGCCTAATGGTAAAGAAGAAATGATTCAAGCCTTAATAGAATTTCAACTACTGACAAGACTTGCCTCTTTAATCCCACAACTTTCTATTTTTAAGTTGGACAGGATAATAAAAGAGAATTTTTCCACTCTAATGACACAATTCTCAACTTATACCGAGCTAAATAACCTTCTATTCTATGCAAACGTAACCAAAGAAAATGATTCTATTAAGATTCCTTATGCTTATAGTGCTTTTACTATGGCGTTTGACGATATACTTGTTATGGAACACTTGTGTGGAATGAAAGTGGAAGAGATCCCTGAGTGTGATAAAGATGAATATGGATATCTTATTGCTAAACAAGCAGTCAGTAGTATTATGAATGGAGGTTTATACCATGGTGATTTACATCGTGGAAATGTGTTATTTAGAGAGGATGAAGAAGGTAACAAACAATTATGCTTACTTGATTTTGGAATTGTTGGTCGTCTTAGTGAACAAGATAGATTAACCATATCTTCTTTTTATATGAGTCTCGGTTTGAGAAGATATGACGATGCCATTGATACTCTTTTGTGTAGCCTTACAAATAAAGAAGTGTTTGATAAACTTTCAGAGCAAGAACAGGATACTTTGACTCAAAAGTTGGAAACAATCGCAAGTATATGTTGTGAAACTGAAGTTGGTTTTGGACCACATGAAATTGGTCAAATCAATCGCATTTTAGCATCTCATCAACTTGTTCTAGCACCAGTATTTTGTAAGATTGAATTAGCACTTGCTATGACTGCGAGTGTTAGTAAGTCTCTTGAAACAAAAAACACAAACATTACTACGCATATAAGACAAATTATAGGCGAAATAGTCGATACAAGCCTTTTTGACGTATAACGCAAAACTTAATGTAAAAATACAATAAAAATGTTATTTAGTGTATTTATTATTTAATCATTTCTATTTTA